AGCCATCTTCTCTTCTCTCTCTTGAGTCTTAGTTCTCTTTAACTTAAGCAATTGATTTGCTAACTTCAAGTTCTTAATCTCACGAATGTCAATTGCATCCTCAAGGTTAATGTCTCCTTTAGAAAGAGCCATTTGAATATTAGCCTCGAGTTGTGCTTTTTGCTCTTCATCAGGAGATATCTCGATAAAGATACCAAAGTCATAGATGTACAAGTCTTTAATTTCTTCAAGAAGAGAAATATTGTACTTACCAATTTTATTAGCAAATTCATCTTTGAAGTCTGCGTACTCTAATATGTCTGCAATTCTATAAGTTAATCCTTCTGATAAAGAACGGAACATAAATAAACTTCCGTCAAGAATGTGTCTAGTAGCAGTATTTGAATTAAGCGCAGCAAGCTTCTGTAATCCAACCAATGAGTCAGGGTCAGGCATTGAGCCGTCACGTGCCTCATTAAGCCCTGTAACGTCACGAATCATGCCCATGTAGTGATTGTAGTTAGCAATCAACATCTGAGTTTTGCTAGCTCCTGAGTTAGATGTAAGTTGTTGAATTGGAACACGTGCGTTATTGAACTCACCATCCTGTGTGTAGCTACGTCCAATTACACTACCTGTTTGGAAGTATAGACGTAATGCATCCTCAGGGTTGTAAGCTGCACCTGTACCCAAGTCTACCTCATTCAATCCATCTGCATCAATAAACACACCATCCGGAACTGTTCTTGCAATTACCTGTTGTAACTTTAAGTGTGTAATTTGAATCAAGTCAGCAAATGGAATCATACGTCTAACTAAAGACTCAATGTTTCCTTTGTACATCCTTGGAGCTACTGCCACATAGTTTGGCAATGCGTGTTGCGTTGCTGACTTAGGTCTAACCATGTTTTGAGCTAATTCCCACTTCAGCAAAATGTTTGTACCCATGACCATAATACCATTGTACCAAACATCAATTGTTTTCTCTACCTTTTCAAACTTACCTTCTTCCATCATCTCTGTTGGAGGATTAAATTTGTCATCTTTTTCAATCATTCGAGTACCGCCATTTTCAAGAATTTTTTTCTTGTAAACGATTTTTTTAGTAGTCTTGTAGTTGAAGTATAGTAAGGTAGCAGTATCCTTGTGGAATAAACTATTTTGGTAGTACTGAGCTACATTGTAGTAGTCATACCAAGATTGACTGTACTTAGTAATTTCTTCTAAATCAGCATTAGTTAATGATTGGTCAATCTTTAATAATTCAGTAATAGGAAGAGTTTTAATTTCCCCCCAATAGAAACAATCTTTAAAGAATGGGTCTTCAGTATAACTATAAACTACATTTGCAGGGTCTACATAAGATACTTGTACACCTGCTCCCGGAAGAAACTCATGTTTAAGCACAGAAATACCTAATACAGTTAAGTCGTAGTCACATCTTTTACGAAGATCCATGTAATGATTCTCATCTAAGATAGTATTAATAGCCTCTTCCTCTGCAATCTCAATTGCAGGTTTGTAGTTAATCTGCATATACAATGACAATTCCTCATCAGTTTGAGGAAGTTCAGCCGGGTCCATCATGAATGGGTCAACTCCTGTCTTTTCTTGAATCTTTTCAAGTACAGGTTTTGCAACCATTTGCCCCTCTAATAAGTCTTGATATTTACTTCTTTTAGCTTGAGACATTGCATCCTGTGCATATGCCTTAACCTTAAATAATCTATCGGACATACCGTTAACAACAATGTCAACGAACTTAGGTAAAATCGGAACAGGTGTCCAATCTAAGTTCAAGTAAGACAAGTCTCCATCAATGGCTAATTCATTTTTATATTTAGCTACTGACTGCTCTCCTCGAGCATACAGTCTCAACCTATGGAAGTCTCTCCATTGGCCATAAAATCTACATTGTTGATTACTACCCTTTCTAAACCATTCATACTGAATAGCTTGTCCAATTTGAAGTCCAAATTGGTCAGTTGCTTTTTCTGCGTCAGAAACAAACTGACTCGGAAACCCTACTGATGATATATTTATAACTACATCTTTCATTTAATCAATTCACTTGTGGTTCCTTTATTACTATATCTTGCAAAGTTAATGCTTATTTTTGATTCTTTTTTCTCGCTAACGTATAAGTGCTTTTGATTGGCCATAATAGCCAACCCTGAACTAATCGAGGCATCAAACTTAGTTCGGTCATCGTAGTTGAATTTTGCCCAATCCTCAAGTGTTTTTGTAAATGGCATAGAACCCATTTCATCAGTAGGTCGGTATATACCACTAGTATCTACTCCTATGTATCTTTCTATGTAAGACTCAATAGCTGATGCGTGAGACTGTTTAACGTCTTCTGATGAGTTAGGCATACCACCCAACTCCCTTTCAGTTTTTGATAGTTTAGTATAGTGTCTGTCAGGCCTATTCATACTAAAGTTTCTGTAGCCTCTATTTTTAAAGTGGTATAGCAATCTAGGTTTGTTATTTTCTACTAATATAGGCATTCCGTAGAAAACACAGGCCATCAATACTTCCTCAAAGAATATCTCCGCAGTCTGAGGTCTAGCTATGTACTCTAAGAAGAACTCATTTGAAGGACCTTCATCCATGTGAAACTTAGTAAGTCCATGAAGCGATCCATTTGATCCACGCCCATCTACTACTGCTGATATATCGTATGGGTCACATCCAAATGAACCTATATGTTCATTCCCGGGATATTTATTTCCATTCCTATTTACCACATTGTTCTGTAAGTGAGCAGGAGGTACCCAACTAACTAAGAACCTACCTCTTGGGTCAGGTGTCCAAACTACTTTAGAATCTTTTATGCCATCCTTCCAATGAAACGAACCCCTTGTTATAAAGTGTTCTTTAATTAATGAATCATTGTAGTCAATCTGTTGGTATAGTTTTGTAAGGTTGAATAAAGATGCTTTACTCTCATCTCTAAATGCGTGTGACTCTGTTCGTGGAAACTGACGATAGAACTCATTAAGTGCATCAGGATCATTCTTTAACGACTCAACTTCTGCATCCCAATAGTCTATAGCACCATTAGTTATCCATTGTCCATCTACCCCCTTAATTTTTTCAGACGGCTTTCTGAATACAGGCATACCATATATGTCAATGAATCCCTCCATGTTCCACTCCATTGGAATGAATAATGAGTACAACCCTGACTTAGTTTGTCCATTGGCATTACGTGAACCAACATAAGAACTTTCATAAAGACTTTTATAGTTGTCCCCACCCTTACTTAAAGCATTAGATGTAGATCCCATCATACACTTTCCAATGATCTTGGAACCCAAACGTAGACACGTCTTAGTTACACGCCAATTATTTAGTATGTTATTGGGCTTTAGCCATTTAGCGCTCTCATCATGAGCCAAGAACAATAGTTTCTCACCATCGTACGAGTTCTCTTCCGTGTTCTTCCAATCTATAGTTGTATCTAAACCCTTTATTTCGTTATCATCAATCTCATGCATATTCTTCTTCGTAATCTTTGATGCCGGGATACGGTAGGCAAGCTCTGTCTTAGGCTTATCCATCCCGTCCATGATTGGCTTGAAGAAAAATGGTAATCTGCTATTGATTGGAACTACCTTATCGGTAAACATCTTCTTGGCATCGGATCCGGTCTTAGATAGGATTCCAACCCTTGCATCTTTTGCAAGAGTTCCTATGTTTACACACTCAGAGGATGACATATATGAGAACCCGGAACGTCTAATCTTTAAGTATACCATACCAAAGCTTCTATTGTCAGCTCTACACGCCTCCCAAAATATATAGAATATTCTATTTGCCTCTCGGTAATCGGGGTACCCAACATCAATACTTGACCACTGAAGATACATATAGTGTGAGCCTGTAATGTATGTTGGGACTCCGTTATTCATAAACCAACATCCTTGGTCTCTATAATCAAACTCTGCTTCTATGTAGTCTACCCATCTATTTTTAAATTCAGATGGCATATCATTCCAATGAAATATAGACTGTATTCTGCTTAATTCTTTAGGTAGTTCTCTCCTTTCCCAATACTGTTCTCTGTAACTAGTGTGTCTTTGAAGACACGATTTAGGAGCTAATGGAAGTCCTATATTTAGACCTGATATATTTATTACTTCTCCGACTTGGCCTGTTTTAGATATAACCACCATATCGTAGTCTTCATTGTATCCATATATCCAAGACCTGCCGCCATTCTTGCGACTCATTACCTTTGAGGGAACGTGGTTCTCTACAACTCGGTATAGTCTATTTTCCTGCTCTACGCTCTGCAAAACCTTGTTTTGTATCTGTTTTTGATGGGCCGCTTTCAATTATAGCTAGATTCTCTCTTTCAGTCTCTATTCTATTAAGAATTTCGAATGCATCGAATATAGCTAATTTTTTTGTCGCAGCAGCATTCTTTAATCTATCCGCGGCCAAATCGTCTTCCGGATCATGTTTAATAATCTGCTCCTTAGCTACCTTAATGAGTTGTTCTACAGCAAACTCACCTGCTTCAATAATTCTGAGCTTTATATCTTTAATATTACTCATAATGAAATAGTTATTTGATGGTCATACATACGATAAAGCTTTTTACCATCTACATCAAATTCATACTCGCTGTCAGGTTTATAACAAACAGTGTCTCCTGCCTTTATTCCTTGACTAATTAAGTATTCATTAGGATACACCATGATGCCCATTAGAGGCTCTTCACTACCTGATTTTTTAATGTATGAATCCTGTACAGCTATTGGCTGAACAAAACAGTACTTACTGTAAGCGTTCCACTTACCATCGTGCTTGTATAAGAAAAATTGGTCTGAGTCTATAAAGAATATGTCATCTCTAAAAAAGCTTTTTCCGCTTTTCTGACGACCCTTCATATCGTTATAAAACTTAAATACATTGTGATGTACAAGTAAGGTATCACCAACTGTGATAGGTCCCTTATAACCTAGGGGAGTCGCAACAACTTCTGCGTAACGATTAGAGAACTTAGCTTCCTCTTCTGATGTATTAATTATCAGTTCTATTCCACCAACTTCTTTAGTGTTGTTGTATCTCTTCCCCTTCATTGGCTTTGCAATAAAGTAGAATGGAGATTTCATTAGTAATTTATATTATATTCGATTGATACGGGAATATTAGAAGTAAACTCTTTCCAAAGCATTACTTCCAACTTCTCGTTAATTATGTAAATCTTAAATGAGTTCTTATCAATGTCATGCTTAATAAGATGAATAGTACTAGTATCGCCCAATACCTGTTGCCCTACAATGTAGTGCATTGCACCACTCTTATAGTCAGGGCCAACGGATATCTTTCTAATTTCCATTAAGAAACTTTGTTTACTGTTAAGATTACTGAAGGTGTTTCTGTATGAGGACTTGAAGTTCCTGCATAAGGCAT